TGTTCTAGTGCCTCTGATCAATGTGATCGTTATGTAATTTATAATTATCTAGAAAACTCTTGGTATTTTGGAACGATGGATAGAAGTACTTATCAAGATAATGGAGTTAATTTAAATCCTTTAGCTACAGAATATTTAGCTAATTCTAATGCAACTTCTTTTAGTACAATTAATGGAGTAACTCAAGGAAGAAGTTTAATCTACGCTCAAGAATCAGGAGTGAATGCTGATGGAGCTGCTTTATCAGCTTATATTCAATCAGGTGATGGAGATATTGCTGATGGTGAAACTTTTAGCTTTATTAATAAAGTTATACCTGATTTTCAAGATCAAACTGGAAATACTGTCATTACTTTAAGTGTTAAAGACTATCCTAATGATTCAGCAACAGTAGGAGAAACTTTGACAGTAAATAACACAACTAGGTTCGTTAATACACGTATTCGTGGTAGACAATCTAATATTAAAATACAAAACAATGATATCGGAGATAATTGGAGATTTGGTACTTTAAGAGTAAACATAAAACAAGATGGAAAAAGATAAATATACTATAAGACCAGCTCGAATATCTGATGCTGTTCGTATAAGAGAACTATTGAAAACGTGGCTTACAGAGGCTCCATTTAACTTTGGAAACACTAATAATACTAAAGCTTTAGAGAATATAGTATTTTACATTAAGAATAGTTTTGTTATAGTAGTAGAATGTGAAAATATAATTATTGGAACATTGGCTGCAACAGTTGATGAAACATGGTATAGTGACAAAAAGTTCATGAGAACTTTATGGTTACATGTTAATCCTAAACATAGAAACTTTAGGATATTTCGTTCAGTAATGATTGTTTTTAAAGAATACGCATTAGCTAATAAAGTGACTGCGATATGTGAAGTCTTTCAAGGTAAGGACGTTGAAAGAAAAGACAAGGCTTTTATTAAATTAGGATTTAAAGTTATCGGAGGAACTTATATAGTCAATGGGTAGTATTTTCAAACCAAACACAACTGTAGTACAGGCACCATCGCAGTCATCGACTAGCTATGATATTCCTGCTTACTTTAAAGAAATTCAAGAACGAACTTTAAGACGAGGAGAGCAAGTATTTGATCAACCTTATCAAGCTTTTACTGGTCAACGTATAGCTAACCTTGATCCTATGGAAACACAAGCTGCCGGTATATATCAAAATCAAATTTTACCTCAATCAGGACAACTTGCTGCAATAGGTGCTCAAACTTATGATGCTAATACTGCTGCCACTTATGCTAATCCTTATGAGAATCAAGTTATCTCAGGAGCTTTAGGAGATTTACAAGAAGCTTATGGTCAAACTCAAAAAGGAATGACTGCACAAGCAATTGGTGCAGGAGCTTTTGGTGGAGAAAGACAAGGCATAGAAAATGTATTAGGAAGAGAAAGATATTTAGATACAGTAGGAGATACATCAGCAAGATTAAGACAAGCTGGTTTTGAATCAGGTGCAAGTAGATTTATGCAAGATAGAGCAGCACAATTACAATCTGCTCAATCTCAAATAGGAGCTTTAGGACAATCAGCAGCAGGACTTGCTGGCTTCGGAACTCAAGCTCGTGGTATACAACAAGCTGGACTTGCAGAAGGATATCGTGACTTTATAGAAGAAAGAGAATATGCAGGTGGACAAGTTAAACAAATGATTGGTGCTTTATCAGGAGCTCCTATAAGAAGTTATGGAGAAGAAAGATCAGGATCAGTTGGAACACCAGTAGCTGGACCAAGTACCTTTGGTCAAGTTGCAGGAGCATTCACAGCTTATAACTCTGACATAAGATTAAAAGATGATATTAATTTAATTGGTAAATCTCCATCAGGAATTAACATTTACACATTTAGATATAAAGGCGATGATAAAAAATACCAAGGTGTTATGGCTCATCAAGTTCCTCATGCTTCTATTGTTAATGATGAAGGTTATCTAATGGTAGATTACAATAAACTCGATGTAGAGTTTAAGGAGATATAATGGCTTTAGAATTTGCACAAACAGATGAAGGTCCTCAAAAATTATCTTTTAGTAAAGATCAAGAAAGTAAATTTACTGAATCGGATAAAGCAGAACTAAAATCTATGAGAGATAAAGGTTATCTTACTTCTAAAGAATCTGAAATGGGTATAGAAAAAACTATTCCTGAAGAAGTAGTTAATGAAAAAGAAGTAATTAAAACTAAAGATGGTAAGTTTTCTATTGATATAATGGGAGCTTTATCTAATGTAGGAAATGTTGCAGGATCTGCTTTATCTAGTATAGGAGATTCCGCATCCGCTTTTGTTCAAGGTGTAGGATCAAATCTTTCTGCGATAGCAGAAGCTGTTCCTAATAAAATAGAAGAAATTGCCTCTGATCCTACAAAGAAAAAGAATTTTATGAGAGGTCTAGAAATTATAAATGCTTCTTCTGGTATAAAACCTATAGGTCAAGCTACGTCAACTTTTGGAGCTATTAGTGAAGGATTACTTAAAGCTGAAAAAGGATTCATTGCTACAGATTTAGCAAAATTAAAAGCAATAAATTCTAAAAAATCTGCAAGTTATATGTCTGGTAAAGAAAAAGCTTTATCTGATACTTATAAAAATTATGCTGATGATTTTGAAGCAGCAAGAAAAAATTATGCATCTATTGATACTCGATTTAATGAAGTATACAAATTAGCTAAAAAAGGAATAGAACCACCTACTGGTATAATATCAGCTACTTTTGCTCCTTTAGAAAAAGTAATAAATGAATTAGGTTTAAGTGAAAAAGCAGATAGTCTTTTAAAATCAATTGGAGAAAATAAAGAAACAGGTTTGACAAGAGAACAATCTATTGTTTTTAAAGAAATATTTGGAGCTGCTACTAAAAGACAAATTGTAGGTCAAGTAAAAGAATTATATCCTGTATCAAACAAAGATATAGAAATATTACTTCAAACTGTTGGAGATATAAATACAAGTCCTATTGCATTAAGAGCAATGGTTGCTGCTGAAAAAGCAGCTAAAGAAATTAATGATGTAGCTTTTAAGAAATCTTATGATATTGCTTTTGCTGGAGAAGGTAATGCTAATTTTAAAGCAGAATCACAAGACGCTGCTGCTGCAGAATTAGCTAAATTATATAAAGATCAAGTAAAACCAGAAACTTTAATTGAACTTTATGGAAGTTCAGAAAACCCTACAGCTTTTCAAATAGTAAATGCTAAATATCATCAAGATTTACAACCTGTATATAAAGATCAAGAAGAAGCAGGTGGATTCTTTGAAATGTTTAAAATAAGAGAAGAAGCGGCAGATAAAATACTGGAGGATGCTATTACTAAAGCACAAGAAGAAGCAGCTAAAGGAGACCTGCCAGTACCACCTGAATAATTAAAATGATATGGCAGAACTTAATGAAGCACAAAAAAAGTCAATTAATACTCTTGTATCGGAACAAGGTATAGATTTAGAATCAGCTACAGGTTTAATTACTGGTACTTTAACAAAAGAAGATTATTTATCTACTAGGCAAGTAGAGAAAAAAGAAAAAAATATAACTGATGTAAAATCTTTTCTTACTAGCGAAGGTTACGATTACGATTTAATTCAAGAAACAACTAAAAGTGTACTTAACAAAAAAAATGCGGCTTCTAATAGTGCTGCTGCAGATGATATTTCAGGAGAAAGTATGTATATGGACGAATATACTACTTCTCAAGGTGAGTTAGTAAATTTATCAGGAATTACTACTGATAAAAATAAAGAACTTCCAGCTTCAATTAGAACTAAATTAAGTTTTGCTGTTCCTAGAGATGACATTACTAAACTTGAAGCTAAAAGATTATATAAAGAATTTTTAATAGATGATAAAAAATTTGATAAAGATTTAGTTAATTCTTTAGATAATAAAATTCAATTTAAATATCAAGAAGTTGGTGGAAAAAAAGGTGAAAGATCAAGTACTGTTTTAATATATAGAACTCCTAAAGAACTAGGAGGAGATAATAAATGGACAGCAGCAAATACTCCTAGCCTTATTCCTAACTTAGGTGACCTTGGATCAATTAGTGGAGATATTATACCTATTGCTACAGCAGTAGCTGGTGCTATTGGTGGTAGTTTTGTGGGTCCTACAGGAACAGTTGCTGGTTCAGCTGGAGGAACTTATTTAGGAGAACTTTCAAAATTATATATAGGAAGAAGATTTTTTGATTTAAGTAAAGATCAAATGACAGATAAAGAATTTGATGCTTATGCTCAAAAAAGTGCATTAATAATGACTGGTGTTGATTTAGTTTTAACTCCAGCAATGTTAATTGCAGGAAGTGCTATTAAAAAAACAGTAATGGAAACTGCTAAAGATAGACTTTCATATGATTCTGTTAAAAAAATATTAAAAGGAGAAATTAATTTTGATGATCAAGTTATTAAAGATATAAAAATTGCAAGAGATAAAGTTTTAGAATTAGGAGTTCCTGAAGATTTAGCAAATGAATATTTAGCTTTAAGGGTAGCAAGAGCTATTCCAGGATCAGGGATAATTGAAAAAGGAACTAAAGCAGATTTAATTTATTCTAAAAAATTACAAGACCTAGAGAAAAAAATGACAGCAGCTAAAGTAGAAGATAGAGTAATTAAAAAACTATCAGGATTAGATGAAGTTAATATATCACCTAAAATGAAAGATGACTTAGTTACAAAAATAGGTGATGAAGTAAGAGAAATAAGAAGATTAGAAGTAGAGGCTGCAGAAAATGAAATAAGAACAGCAGAAGATATAGTAACTAAAAATTGGCAAGAAAACTTTTTAAAACCTGAAGTAAGAGCAATTGACGATTTAGGAGTTGTCTTTAATGATTTACAACAAAATCTTAAAACTTTATGGAGCACTGCTGATGATATAATTAGAAAAGAAGCTAATAATCTTCCAGTTATAATTAAACCTAAAGAATCAATAAAAATAGCTAATACTTTATTAAAAGATTTAGATGTTAAATTAATTGATAAAAAACCTAAACTTCCTAAAAAAGCAACCGCTGATGAAATAAAAGATTATAATAAAAAATTAGCAACATGGGAAAATGTTAATAATTTTGGTAGTTTTCTTTCAATTAAAGGAATGGTAATGTCACAAAAAGAAGCAATACAATTTATTAAAAAAGGATTAGCAGGAATAAAAGCTGGAGACACCTTAACTTATAAACAAGCTAGTGGTTGGAGAGCTTATATTATGAATGCTGAACAAAATTTAGATATATCTTCATCTACAAAACAACTTTTAACGAAAGCAAAAGGAATATTTCAAGATGGAATGGATGACGCCGTAATTAATTCTTCAAATACAAAAGCAATAAATGCAAATCAAACAATAAAAGATTTAGTTAATAATTATCAAGGCTCTGCTATTACTAAATTCTCTGACGAATTTATGATAGGTTTAAAACGTGATGGTGGATTTAATGTTAAACTTCCAGGAAATCAAAAAAATATATTTAATGCTTTTGTAGATAATACTCCTACTTCATTAAACAATTCTGCTAAATTAGGTAATATATTAAAATTACAAAACCTTACTACTAAAGGTGATATTAAAGGAACAATAGTTAAACAACAAGACATTAATAAAATAACTAATGCTCTATATGAAAATTATTATAATAAAGTAATTCCAAAAAGAGTAAATGGAAAATTACAAAAAACAGAGTTATCTCATGATGAATTTATAAAAAAATATGGAGAAAATTATAAACTTATTTTAGGAGATAATTTATATAATAAATTTGCTGGTTCATCTAAAAAAGCAATGGACGCATTTGAAAAGTCTGTTAAATTTCAAACTGAAACTATTGAAACTATTTCAAGAGATTTACCTGGTATTAATGTAAATGTATTAGCAAAAGATAATGCTCAGTCAGTTGTACGACATTTATATTCACGTATGAGAACTGATGATGTTGGAGCACTTGTAAAAAATTTAGAAAAAATTAATCCTCTTTTATTAAAAGATATAAGAACAACATTTTTAAATGACTTCGTATCTAAAACTAAATCTAATGGAACTATGAATGGTCAACTTTTAGATGATTTTTTAACAGAGTATAAACCTGTATTAGATGAATTATTTAGTAAAGATTTTACTGCTTCTTATAGAGATTTAGCTACTGGTTTAAAAACAATTCAAGAAACTATGGAGTTATCAACAACTCCTGGTGTTGCTGGATTAACAGAGCAAGCTAATAGAATAGGATTATTAATTGATATATTTGCTGGGCCTTTGAATCATAAAAGATTGATTCTAAATAGAGTAGCAAGAATACATGATGGTTTTGATATGGGTGGAGATAGTTTAGCTTTATTATTAGATTATAAAAAATTTATTGAAGCAGCGAAAAAGAAATTTTTAGGTGGAAATTATCCTAAAGCCTTTGATCAACTTGCTAATTCTAAAAGTATTAAATACAGAAGTTTATTTAGATCATTTTGGGATGCTTTAAAATCAACAACAACACTAGGTAAATTTGGTAAATTTGAAAGACCTAAAAATATTTTATATAATAGAATGAATACAAGGACAGCCCTAGGTTTAGAAGTTACTGAAGATGTTGGAGATTTTGAAGAAAAATTATCAAGTTCAGGAGCACTTTTAGGTTTGTCTTTGCCTAAAGAAGAAAGTGACTTTGATGTTGATCCTGCTGATTTACTTAATCAAATAGGTAATACTTTAGGAGTAACTATAAAAGATAAATCTAAAATGGCGGTAAATAGATTAATAAAAGGATTTAGATACCTAAAGAACTTAGGTTCTGAACAAATAGAAAAAGATTATGAAAAAGAAGATTATGAAAAAAAAGAACTTATAAAATAATGAAAAAAAGTACAACTTCAATTAGGTTAGACAACCATGAAAAACTGTGTAGGATAATGCAAAAACAAACTCACGATAAAATGAATGACTTATCAAAACAAATTAATAGATTGGAAAAAATATTAGTTGGAGCAGCAGGCTTAATGATCTCATTACTAGGTGCTGGCTTGATTCAATTAATGGGCTAATGCTTCAAAAGAATAAAGGTTGTCTTTGTGAAAATATAGCAGTGTGTTGGTTACAAGAGAATGGTTACTTTGTATTTAAAGGTTGTCAAACTCAATCGGCTATAGATTTAATTGCCGTGCATCCAGTTACTTTAGAATATCAATATTTTGATGTTAAAATGAGTGGTAAAAGAAAAGACGGATCAGAAATCAATAGAGTTCCTAGGATTAAAGACAGTAGAATACAAATTTTGTCTGTAGACTTAGAAACAAAATTATGTAGAATAGTACCTAGAAGAAAAATATCATGGAGTTAAGAAAAAAAACAGAATTGATCGTAATACATTGTGCTGCAACAAAAGCATCAATGGATATAGGTGCGTCTGAAATTAGAAAATGGCATGTAGATGATAACGGCTGGGATGATATAGGTTACCATTATATTATTAAAAGAGATGGAACAATAGAGCCAGGAAGACCTGAAGCTTTTCAAGGAGCTCATGCACCTAGTGTTAATTCTAAAAGTATAGCTATATGTTTAATAGGAGGAATGGCAGAAGATGGTGGAGCTGAAAATAATTTTACTTTATTTCAATTCCTAACTTTAAAAGATTTAATTAATAGATTAGTTGCAAGTAATTCTAATATAAAAGAAATAGTAGGACACGGAGATATTCAAGACAATAAACCAAATTGTCCTGGATTTAATTTAAAAGAATGGTTGTACAAGGAGGACATTAATGTTGTTTAATTATATAAAAAAAATATCTTTTCTTAAAAATAGAATTATTTATTTTTTAGAATGTTTTGATAAAAATCAATGGGTTATCATTATAAGCTTATTAGTATTTTCAGTAATAATATGTGGTTAAATATTATAAGTGGAGCTTTTAAAGTAGGCGCTCATGTAATGAAAAATCGTCAACAAACTAAAATGTTGATTTCCGATGCTGAGAGAGTTCACGCTCAAAAAATGGCTAGTGGTGAAGTAGATTATCAAAAAGCTGTAATGAATAATAATAATCAAGGCTGGAAAGATGAGTTTGTTTTAATCTTAGTGTCAGCCCCTGTAATGTTATTAATCTGGTCTATCTTTTCAGATGATCCTGAAATTATGATTAAATTAGAAAAGTTTTTTGAACAATTTAATAATATGCCTTTTTGGTATCAAGCTTTATTTATTGGTGTAGTTTCAGCAATTTATGGTTTAAAAGGCGCTGATATAATGAAGAAACAAAAATGATAGATAAAATTGCATATAAATTTTTTAGTACAATGGATAATATTTGTGAATGGATCGCAACTAAATTAGCTGGCAAAAGATGTCAGTGTGGTAAAAAAAAGAAAAAATGATTAAATATTTTTTAGAAAAAATATATCATTACTCAACTTATTTAAGTTCATGGTCTTGGCAAAAATTATATAGTGATAGAGAAAAAAGTTACGGATATACTAAAGTTAAATAAATAACTCTTTCCATTCATCACCTGTTATTTGATCAGCTAGTTTCTTCTTAGTACTTAAAGCTTGTAGTATTTTTTCATCAATAGTATTAGGACAGACAAAATCTATATAAGTTACTTTATCCGTTTGGCCAATACGGTGGGCTCTATCTTCCGATTGAAGTCTTACCTCCATATCATAAGTATTATTAAAGTAGATAACAGTCTTAGCGGCAGTTAAAGTTAATCCGTAACCTCCAGTTCTAGGTTGACCTACGAAGTATTTTATTTCTCCAGCTTGAAATCTTTCAACTATTTTTTGTCTTTCTTCTGATGGAGTATCTCCAAAGAAAGAAGCAACTTTACTAGCTCCATATTTTTTAGATAAAGTTTCTTGGATCAATTTAATTGAATTACGATAGGTCGCCCATATAATTACACCATCTTGAGTTTCATCTAACACATCTAGAAGTTCTTGAAGTCTAGAGTTAGGTCCTTTTATAACTTCCTCTGTTCCATCATCATATTTAATAAATCCACATAGGATCTGCTGTAATCTTAATAATCGTGTGATTACGAGAGGTGCAGTCACTAATTTAGACTGTTCTAGTTCTAATATAGCTCTTTTTCGTAACGTGTGATACATGAGCTTCTGGTCTTTCGTCATGTCTATTTCTCTTTTCAGTCTTATTTTAGGAGGTAAATCTAAACATTCTTCTTTAGTTACTCTAAAACTATGCTTTTCTAAAATTTCTTGAAGTTCATCTAATCTTTGATACTCTACTATCTCATCAAAACTATGAGTAGCTGTTCTTCTTCTACGCATTACACAAAAAGCATTACGATATGCATAAAAACTAGATTGAAATATAAACTCATCTAGAAAATGCATTTGAGACCACAAGTCTAAAGGACCTTGGGTTACTGGAGTTCCAGTTAGTATTCTTCTATACTTAGCAAGTTTTCCTAATTTTAAACAAGCTTTAGTTCTTCTAGCTGTTCTATTCTTTATATTACTACTTTCGTCTATCGTCCAAATACAATCGGAAGTATTTAATAATCTAGTTAAATAGTTTTTACCTTTATCGGTAGATAAAGCTTCTATATTAATTATAAAAAATTTTAATCGATGTGAAGGATTTAAAAAAGTAGTTAATGTTTCTATATTAGTTTTAGTTTCTGCTGGATTCCAAATACAGATATCCGTAAAAGATTTTACATCATCAGGCATATGTGCTTTAAATTCAGAAGCAACCCAATTCCTATACACACCTTTAGGTGCTGATATGATAGCACAATTAATTTTACCTAATCTATATAAATAAGCTATATTATCTATAATTACTTTAGACTTTCCAGTACCTTGTTCCATAAATAAGGCATAGGCTTCTCTATCTTTCGATTTTAAAAATACATCATACTGATGTTTAAAAGGTTTAGTTTTAAACTTATACTTTAAAAAGTTATCTTCATTAATAAATTCAACTTGCATGTAATCTTTCTGTTTTCTAATTATAATTTTACTTTATATAAGATTTAATATAAAAGTAAATAATAAAAATAAGAAAGGAGAACATTATGGCTAAAGTTTACATAGTGCAAGAAAACCCTAACGTAAATGTTATTGGTGCCGCCCGTTTTGGTGAACTAATACCAATGCTACCACCTGGAAGACAAATTACACTTTCATCTCAACCAGTAGTTAAATTACTTTCAAAAAAGTTGAATGATTTTTGTGATGACGACTTTTTATTAGCGATGGGAGATCCCGTTGCTATTGCGATTGCGTCAATGGTTGCAGGAGAGTTTAATAACGGAAAAGTTAATATGTTAAAATGGGATAGAGAAAATCAATGTTACTATAACGTACCTGTTGATATCTTTATGAGAGGAGATGGTAATGAGTAAAGAAACTTGGATTTTCGATTCAGTTGAAAAACACAAAGCTAAAGAAAGTTTACCAGTAGCAGGATTAGAAGTAGTCACAGCTATTGGAAATAAACTTATTAAGAAAAAGAAAAATCTTATGGAAGAGGAAGAAAGATTAAAAATCTTGAAAGCTCAAATTCGTGAGATTGAAGAAAAAGAATTACCGGATGCTATGGCATCATGTAATGGAATGACTAGATTTGATTTAAAAGATGGAAGTCAAATCACAGTTAAAGACGATATATTCTGTTCTATCCGAGCTGATGTTAAAGCAGAGGCTTTAAAATGGTTAGAGGAGAATGGACATGCGGAACTAATTAAACATGATGTTAAAGTTAGTTTCCCTAAAGGCAAGTATGATCAGGCTGATAAGCTGATTGAGGTTTTATCTAAAAATTTTAAAGATATACCTTATGATGAAAAAACAGACGTTCATTCAGGCACTTTAAAAGCTTGGGCCAAAGATCAATATAAATTAGGTCAGGAATTACCTGAAAATTTATTTAGTGTCTATGAAGCAAGCGTTGCTAAAATAAAACTCGGAAAGGAGAAATAATATGGCAGATAAACAAGTACAAGTTAAGTCTAGCACTGAAATCTCAATAGGAGATATCTCAAGTGATTTACTTATAAAAGCAGTTGGTAAAGGATTAGAAAATATATCTAATGATGATATTACTATTCCTAGATTAGCTGTCGTTCAAGCAGGCTCACCTCAAAGAAAAAAAAAAGATGAGAAGTATATAGATGGAGCTGAAGAAGGTCATATCTTTAATACAGTCAGCAATAAGTTATACGATGTTGAAGGTATTACAGTTATACCTTGTGGATATAGAAAATGCTATGTAGAGTGGGTACCTAGAGAAAGTGGCGGCGGATTAGTTGCTATTCACGATATGAAACCTGAAGGTACGACCGTGGATCCTAAAACTAAGAAATCATTTCTTGGCGAAAATCAAATAGTTGATACAGCTGAGCATTTTATCTTAATTAAAGGTGATGATTCATGGGAACCTGCAATTCTAACAATGACTTCTAGTAATCTTGGAGTTTCAAGAAAGTGGAATACACTTCTTAAAATGAAAAAGATTAATATAAAAGGTCAAATGGTAGATCCACCTTCATTTTTATATAAATTTAAATTATCTACAATCAATGCTGAAAATGATTTAGGTAGTTGGTTTAAATATAAAATAGAAGAACAAGGTCAGATTGATAGTAAAGATATCTTTACTCAAGCTGAAGCTCTTTCAGATTCAATAGGTCAAGGTAAAGTAAAAGGCTCTGATCCTATTGATACTGAAGTTGCTAGTACAGAATCATCAGGAGAGACACCTAAATCTCCCTTTTAATTATGTTACCAGAAGATTTTTTTAGAATATTTCCTGGATTAAACCGAGCTTATGGCCAATTCTTTATAACAGAAAGAAAAGGTCCTAAGCTTGATGGCTATGGAAAAACTATAAGAGAATTATACAACGCAGAGTTATGGAAAGAACACCTAGATGGTAAAACTGGTCTAGGTGTTATTCCAATAGATGAAAATAATCAATGTAAATGGGCTTGTCTTGATGTAGACGATTACTCTGTTGATATAGAAAAAATTAGTAAACAGTTTGTTAAAAAAAATTTAATAGTTTGTAGATCAAAATCAGGTGGAGCACACATATTTATATTTACTAAAAAGCCAGTAAGTGCTTCTTCAATGATTAATAAATTAAAAGATATTGTTAAAAGATTTGGATTTGTAAAGTACGATTTAAGACCTCAACAAACTCAATTATTAAACAAAGAAGATGTAGGAAGTTGGCTTAACATGCCATACTTTGGAGGAGAACAATCAGATAGATATGCTCTATATGATGGTGAAGTACTTACTCCTGATCTTTTTGTTAAATGGGTAGATAAATTTGCTGTCGATAGTTTAGATGATATTGATTTAGGTTTCATTGAAAAGTTAAATAAATCAAATGAAATATTACCAGGTGGTCCGCCTTGTTTACAAGAATTATTATCTCAAGGTCCTTTAGGAGAAGGTAGTAGAAATAATGGTTTATTCAATTTAGGAGTTTATCTTAGAAAAAGATTTCCAGACGAATGGCAAGAAAAATTAGAAGAATATAATGACATACATCTTGATCCACCATTAAAACCTAGAGAATTTACATCAGTATTAAATAGTTTAGATAAAAAAACTTATAATTATAAATGTAAAGATTCACCTATAAATGCAGTTTGTAATAGAACTAAATGTTTAACACGTGAATTTGGTATAAATGATGAAGGAACTATGCCTATCTTAAATAGTATAACTAAAATATTAACTAATCCTCCTCAATATTTTTTAACTTTATGTGAAAAGAAAGTAGGTCCTTTATCTAGTAAGCAAGTTTATAGCTTTATAGATTTTAAACAAGTTGTATTTGAAAATTTAGATATGTTACTTCCTAAAATAAATGACAGACTGTGGACAGAAACAGTTAATGATTTAATGAGTAGAGTTATATCTGTAGAAGCACCTAAAGATAGTAGTAATGAAGGTCGTTTATTAGATTTATTAGAAAGATTTTGTACTGGTTCTACTTCATCTACAGAGATAGAAGATTTATTAAGAAGTAAAGCAATCATTCAAGAAACAATTACGGAGTTTAGAATAAATGATTTTATGGAATTTTTAGATAGGCATAGATTTAAAGAATTTAAATTACACGAAATTACTGCTTATTTAAAAAACTTAGGAGCAACTCATAGTGGTAAAAAAGTAAAAGGTAAATTTACTAATACTTGGTCTGTTCCTAATTTTCAAATGCAGACAGAAGAATTTAAACAACCAACAATAAATAAGGAGGCTTATGAATAAAGAAGAAGCAATAAATATTTTATTAGAACACGCAATAGATAGTTGTGAAAAAATTAAAATAAGAAAAGAGGGTGGTCATACAGAAGAAGTAGCTGATAGTTTAACAGCAGCAATTTTATTTTTAGAAAGAGATAGAAATAAAAATAAAGTTGATGCTAAAGTAGAAATAACAGGTATTCAATTTAATTTAAGTAAAGGGATATAATGATTTTATTTTTTGATACAGAAACTAATGGATTGTGGCGTAGAGATTTAGAACCTACTCATTTAGATCAACCTAGGTTAGTTAGTTTAGCAGCAATGGTATGTAAAGAAGATGAAACTTCTGTCAGTCAAGTATCTTTACGATCCAAGCCTGAAAACTGGACTATTCCTAAAGAAGCTTCAGATGTAAATGGTATAACTACAGAAGAAGCAGAAAATACTGGTATTTCTACTCATAGTACTTTATGTGTATTAACAGAGTTATTTCAACAATGTCATACTCTTGTAGCCCACAATGCTGCTTTTGATTTACAAATTCTTGAAAGAGAATTTTATAAACATGGAATTAGATTTAAATTTCCAGAGAATATTCATTGTACAATGATGATGGCTAAAGATGAATTAAAATTAAAAGGACAGTTTAAAGATTATAAGTTTCCTAAACTTCAAGAAACATTTGAAGCTTTTTTTCACTCTGCTCCTCAACAATATCATGATGCTTTATTAGATGTTCAACTATGTAAAGAGATATACTTTCATTTAAAAAGAAAAGGCATAGAAACTAAAGGTCCTCAAGATATTCCTAAAGAATTATTAACAAGACTAGAAGGTGAAAGTTACAATAGATTTGTTATTTTCTTAAATGGTCTTAATCCTAAAAAATTAACTCAATGGGAATTAGACTTTGGAAATTCAATGAAAGAAAGATTAAGTAAATATGATAATCATTTTTTACTTTCAAATAAACAATTAGATATAATGAGAAAGTTATATAAAAAAAATGACCAAAACGATTAAGATATTTGGTAGTCCTGGTACAGGTAAAACAACTACTCTTTTAAAATTACTAGAAGAAAAAATTGCAGAAGGATATAGACCTGATAAAATAGGTTTTTTCTCTTTTACACGTAGAGCAATTAAAGAAGCAAGAAGTAGAGTAATTAAAAAATTTAATCTATCAGAAGATGATCTAGAATATTTTAGAACTATTCATAGTATGTGTTATAGAACTTTAAATATTAATAGTGGTCAAGTCTTTAAAGGAGAACGTGTTAAAGAGTTTAGTGAAATAGCTAGAGTAGAGATGACAGGAGTATCAGAAGAAGATACTTCAGGATTATCAATAGGAAATAAAAAAGGAGATTTATTATTATTTTGTGATGAAGTAGCACGTTCTAGTGAAAGAGATTTAAAATCAGTATGGAAAGAATTAGAGTGTGAACATACATGGGAAGAACAAGAATACTTTTCTAAAGCTTTAAAAAATTTTAAAACTTCTAAAAATCTTTTAGATTTTACTGATATGTTAGATGTGTTTAATAAAGAAACAGTAATACCTCAACTAGATATAATTTTTGTAGATGAAGCTCAAGATTTAACTACAAAACAATGGAAAGTTATAGATAAGCTAACAAGTAGTTGTAAATTAAGATATATAGCAGGTGATGATGATCAAGCTATCTATCGTTGGGCAGGTGCTGATGTTAAAAAGTTTCTAGATATTGAAGGTAAAATAGAAGTACTCCCTATTAGTTATAGACTTCCTAAAAGTATTCATAAACTTGCATGTGATATATCTCATAAAATATCTTTAAGACAAGTAAAAAATTGGACTTCAAGAGAGGATCATGGATCAATTACTGATATAAGTTCTATTGAAGAAGTAGATATGTCAAAAGGAGAATGGCTAGTGTTAGCTAGATCAGGTTATCAACTATTTAAATCAGAAGCTTATTGTAAAAGAATGGGTTGGTTTTATGAAAAAGGGTATCACGAATTTAAAACAAATAAGTTTGTAATTGCAATTAGATCATGGATTAAATTAAATAGAGGTGATACTATATCTTTTGATGAACTTAAAAAGTTATATCAATGCATTAAAGGAAAAACAGGAATAGCCCGAGGATTTAAAAAATTAGAAGGTGTAGATAATAATATGGAATTTTCTTTAAAATATTTACAAGATAATGTTGGTTTATTAGCTAATGGTAAATGGGAAGATGTAATTACAGGTCTTGATCCAGAAG